CATTACACGATCGCCCAGGTAGCGTTTGCAGGTACTGTAACAGCGAAAGTAGCAGCTACTTCAACTGGGCCAGCAGATACCCCATTATAGCCTGCTGTCAAAGTGTAATCTGCGCCAATAACTTGTTGCGTCTCAGCAATTACGGAACTTCCGCCTGCTGCAGCCCATGCAAGCACTGCGGAACCGTTAGTAACTAATGCTTGCCCAGCAGCTCCATCGGTGGCCGGTAAAGTCCACAGTACATCTGTCGCAATTGTTGCTGGTGCTTGAAAGCCAACGTAGTTAGTACCGTTGGCGGTCGCTTCACGGAATCGTGCATCAACCTGATTATCTAAAATTACATTGCCGGTAAGTGTGCCGCCTGCTAATGGCAATGCCGCCGCTGCTAGGTCGTATGCCGCTTTAACTGCTGTTGGCGTAGCAGCTAATACTGAGCTGGTAGTGCTGGTGCTATCGCTTAACTGCACCGCGCCAACAACGCTTGTGGTAGCGGCAACAATCTTGCTACCCGCAATTGCGGCGCTGGCGTTTATATCAGCGTTAACAATTGAAGCATTGCCGCTAACAATGACATTGCCATTTTGATCAGGGAATACAATGGCGCGATCAGCAGTTGGATCTGTAGCCGATAGGAAGGTCTCAAAAGCGTTTGCGGTCGAGCCTTCAAAACTGAAGCTGCCCGCAGTACCAATCTCTAAGTTGCCTGTTATTGTGCCGCCAGCAATTGGTAATTTTTCTGTATCAAGTTCTTGAATTGCAAGCTGAACATTACCGGAAGAGATGCTGCCTGCTGGTGTAAAACTAACATTGCTAGCAACTTGTGCCGTAATTGTTTGTGATACGTCAACTTCAGTCCACGACGTACCATTAGACAATATAATATCCGGTGGCGATAACGCTACTTGTGGCGCATTACCCGAAGTAATGGTGCCAGCATTGGATACAACTAAGTAATAACGATTGTTACCTGCGGCTGCGACCGGCAATGGTTGGCCTACTGTTAAACCGATTGCTGTACCTTCTGCTGTAACAGAAGCAATTAACCCGGTGCCGCTGCCAGTGGAAGCATTGAAGGTGCCAGCAAAAATAATTTCCCCGACACTAATTCCTATGGGCTGGTAAACATTGCCGTCCCAAAGAAAAAGATCGCGGCTGAGAGGGTTGAAGAAAAATTCTCCAATATGATCAGCAGTTGGTTGTGTATCGCCAATCTTAGTAACAGCGTAATTTGCTATTTTTGCACCTGTAATTGTATTAGTTGCAATACGCGCAATATCTAAACTGCCACTTGTGATTTTACTTGCATCAAGAGCTGGGATATCACTTGCTATCAGTGCAGCGCCTGCGGTAACAACACCTTTGCTATTTACAGTTACTTTTGGATATGCAGTGCCGCCTGCAACGTTTGCCTGTGTTGCCAACAACAATTGGTTGCTGCCATTTAAACCAAACTCATCACCAATTTTTATGCCGCCCAGAACACTGGTAGTAGCAACACTTGTTGAGAGGATGCCATTGCCATCAACAGCTAAGCCAGTTCCTGCAATAACAGCACCTTTCACTGCAGTAGTAGCAACAGGCAAATCAGCCGCGACTAAAGCAGCCGTGCTAACGATATGACCTTGCAGGTCGTAAGTAATACCGCTGCGAACACTGGCCCCACCTGCAACTGCATTGCTGTGGCTTAACGCGCCACCGCCGGTAAGGGCAAGGCCGCCTGCTGGTGGTATTGATACGCCGCCGATAACAGATGTTGTAGCAACTGGTACATCAGCGCCAACAAGCAACGCCCCTACGGTTACGTGACCTCTGGTATCAACCGTCAGTTTTGTGTAGGTGCCAGCGGTCGCGCCGCTAACTGCATGTTCAAGGCTGCCGGTGCTTGCATTCCGAGCAATGGGGCTGGTAGGTGCTACCAGTTGCAGATTGCTGCTGCTAACCGTTACACCGCCAGTAGCTGGGATGGTGCTGGTGTCAAGCTTGGCGGCAGTTACCGTGCCATTTGTAAGGTTGGTGCCGCTGATGCCGCTTAGGTTTACCTTTGCTACTGGTATAGATGCGTCATCTATTAACCCAGCACCAACTTGAATCAGGTTTTTAACAGTAATTTTCTTGGTGTCACTGCTAGACAGCGCAAAAATGGGTAATGCATCCCCTGCTACCGGTGTCGTAAGTTCGACAAGTTGATTGATTGTTTGATCGGGCATTACAAGTCCTCGCTGAGTTGGGTTACCGAGCCGGGTTTCAACAACAGTCTACTACCAGCAGTAGTAAGAACTAGGTCATTCCAAGTTGTTGTTTGCACTCTTAGCTTAATTTCACCAGTTGTCACAAACGTAAATGTACTGCCAATTATGTCGCCCGCAGCGCATTGGATGGCCGCATTAGTCATCACGCCTTGAATTTCGTACCATACTGAATCATTACTAGCATTAACGCCTTGCGCTTGGCCTTCAGTCAAGATATACAAATTAGCCTTAAAATTACTGCCAAACTGTTGGCGCAATAACAAGTTATGCAGATACACTGCAATCTCAGTTTCGCCAGCAGTTGCATAATCAAAAATACACTCGATACTGCCGGAACCGGTGATTAACGTGCTGTATTGATTTCTAAATTCATCGCCCAATCCTGTTGTATCAACCGCTTCGCGATCAGTTGATAATTCAAATCGTATAATATTTGCTAATATTCTGGGCACTGCATTTACGATTTTACAAGTGATACTAATTGATGCCGCAGGAACAGCTAATCCAACACGGCCATTAGACAAGCCAGCCACCGCATTCTGATAAGTGTCATATAAACGTATGCCACCTAATTGATCTACGCTAATGAACCAACTGCCTTTTGCTTGTTGAGTGTTGGTTGCCCATCCTGCGGCAGTTATAAAAGTTAAATTTGAACCAGTAGCTTTGTTACTGAGCTCAATGTAATCCCCTGTTATTAAAGCACCTTGTTTAAAACTAAAGCTAAACATATCTTTGTCAATATTTACAGAGACGGGATCAATCGTGCCATCGATGATATCTTCACTATCGCGAGTAAGAATTACATTACCTGCGTTGCCGAGATAGACGGTCATTGCAAAGTAACCCCAGTTGGTGCGCCAGTAAATTGGAACTGAATGCTAGCCTGCATCACCTCGCCAACGGCACAACTTAACTCTGCACTGGTAATAATACAACTGCCTTGAATTAAGTTAGTTCCCCAACCAAGTTTGATAAATGATATGTCAGACTCGCTAACTACGGCAGTTTTTACCACACGTTCTAGCAATGAAACCGGCGCTGAATTGTAATAAAATACAGTGGCGCTGCCGCTTATAGTTCTAAGCCCTGGGACATAGGTGCGATCGCCATCAGCAAGTACTGTGGTCTCAAGCGTGTCAACTGTGGCAGATATGCTCCAGTTGCTTACTTTTGCTACGGCTGCGAGCGAAGGGCCATAGGCGAGGGTGCCATCTTTGCCGCTGTAGTAGGTCATGAGTCAAGCACTCCAATTAGTTTTACCGTAACGGACATTCGGCCACTTTTTACGCTATTGAACTGCGGTGGTTCCGCATAACGGTATTTTAGCCCAAACGGTGTGGCGCTATAGCGATTAGATGTGCTACTGGTTTGATCATTTATATGGAATGTTTCATTACCACTTTTAGGTTTTGCAAGTAACCCAAAATAATACAAGGTGCCATTACAAGCTAAGTAATGATCAAAGATAAGAGCAGCATTGGCTTCAGTAATATTATTATATTCTAAATCCATCGTCTTATCAAATGCTTTATTGCCATATTGCACCCGCGCTTCAATGCCGCTTTGTGAACGGAACACCTTACCGGCAAAATCACCAGGCGACATCGACCGCGCTGTAGGCACTAAGTCTGGGAAGTCGGGGCCTGCAGTACTCATTGCTCGTTTTGCACTTCAAATAAAGTTGCGTCCATGTTTAGATATGTGATCTTGCCATCAGCCTCAACAGGTACGTGGCTGCCGGTTATTTCGACCATTCCATCACTATCATAAGCGATCATCTCTGCCTTGTACAATCGGTTGCTAACGCTAGAGCTGTATTGCGTGAATACGCTATTGGCAAATTCAGGCGTGGTCTTGCCATCAAGAATCACCATTGACTTTCCTTTTACCTCCGTCATGTCAGAACGCCAGAAATATACGGTATAGGTGCCAGCCGCCATTGGGCTGCTAGATACCACAGTGCCATCTTCCAATACATAACCATTTTGGAATTGCTCCACATGCCTTGCTTGGCTTGATACCCGGAAATATTGCCCTGGCTGCAAAGCTAAGCCATTTGGTAGCGTCTTAAATGATATTGTATGAGTGATATGGTATCGAACATTAATTAAAAGCTTTGCAAACAATATTGCATGGTTAGCGCTGGTGCAAAAGCCTGTAAAATCAATTGCTTCAACTTGCGGATCGGGGTTGGCTGCATCAATACGTTTAACTAAAATATTGCGAGTTTCAGCAAATCCGTTTTCCACTTCATCGCGCAACGTAACTAATATCTGCGGCGCTTTGCGTTGCTCGGCTGGATACCAGCTTACGGTAAGCGAATCTTCAATAATATTGCCATCAGTAAATAATGCTGAAATTGTAGGTAGGCGGTTATAAGCACCGCTCAAGGTGTAACCATTTAGATCTGATCCTTTATCAACTGGGAAGGTTGGCTGTAGTGATAACTTGCCACCTAATACTAAAAAGTCCAAGAAGAAATATTGCGCATTTTCATGGCCCCAATCCCTGATATTTACTGGTGCTGATAACACCCCATCCCAATAGAAATCATTTGCTAGGCATACCTTACAACCTTCTGCAAAGCCGTCCCAGTCCACCATAGTGGTAGGCATTAAATTTGAGTTGCTGATCAAGTGATATACAATTTCTGGATATAA